ACAATGGAGCAACGATACCATCCGTTACCCATCGCCGTGATTGCGGAGCTGGTCGCTGTTCCAGATCCTATTGTCCCGTTTGAAAGGTCAAAGTTTTGATATGCTGATGTGAAGTTGGCACTTGCTGTAATTTGCAAGAACGACCGCTCTGCCGCCTTGGCGTAAACGGAAAGAGTATAAGTTGTTCCAGTGACAACGGGAACATTCTTCACTGATATTTTTCGAGAAACACCAGCAAGAACCAACTCAGTAATTTTTTCCGCTGTCGTATTACCATTGGGGGAAGTGGTGGCGTTATTAACCCATAAAATCCTATTTGAGTCCTCACTCCAGCCGTTGGCAACGGACATATCCTCAGAGTAGGTTATGATATTCGTTCTGCTCTCTTCAATAAGAAGCCCCTTGCAAGCAAGCGTGACAGGATTGTGGTCGAAGCGTGGCGTATTGATTGCCGCACTCTGGATCAGCCCATTGCTTCCGACAAACGTAGCAGTGGACGCTCGGGTAAACGTAGGAGTTGGACCTTTGCGAGCCGTTAGTGTTTTATCAGCGGCAAACTGGAGGTCAAGAGCTAACCCGTCAGGATTCAAAGCTCCACCTCTACTAAGCATATTTCCAAGTGAGTAATTCATCAGTAGCGCATTTGCATGTTAGCGTTAGTAAAGATACGGTTAGCAACCATCTGTAAAGTATGTTGTTCGTCAATACGAATCATTTCTTCTTGGAGTAGCATGTCTGCTTCCTGATCTGCCATCACAGCTTTCTCTTGCTGTCCTTCCGCTCGGAGATAATCAGCGTAAGTTCCATGCGCCATATATTGAAACCACTCAGCAGGAATTGCTGTGGATTCTCCTTGCGCATCTCCAAAGGTATCGGTGAACTGCCGCTTGTATGTCACATAGGCTTCCGTAGGATTTAAGTCTCCAGCGACCAACGTGGCACCTTCAGCGGTAACCATGATGTCGTATTCCTGCACTGAACGATTAAGCCAGGGGGCTTGTTTATGAATGCGCAGATATGTGTCAATAGGGTCTTTATCAGACTCAGTATATGGCACAACACTACCCACCACTGCTCTCTCTTCCCCAATCTTAAGGAAGCGAGGCCAGTAATTTGTTGAACGAAATGCTCTTAATGCTCGGCGGTTAATCAGTGCTTTGATTCGCCCAAGTTCAAGAGTAGCAAATACAACCCCGCTTAATGCTTGGATGAGAGAAAGTAGCTCGGCGTAGGTTCTAGTTTGCATTAAATGTTACCTGCTTTCAGGTGTGATTGTGATTTGAAAAAGTCACGAACGAATTGACGGTCATCCCAGCATTCGCTTCCGTATTTGTTTGCGAGTAGTAGATACTCACGTTGCGGGATAGATCCAACAGGCTTACCTGCAATGGATTTCACTTCACGCATTTTTCTCGCTTCTGCCGCTGCTTCAATTTCCCTGCGTTTCTCTAAGCTCTCTACGAACTTACGACCTGAGCAAAGCTCACGAACTAGGGCAGCGTTAATTTCTTCGTTAGCAAACATAAGTAAGAAAGGGGAGAGAGATTTTACCCTCCCTCCCCAGTTATGAATTAGGCAAGATATTGGGCGAGATCAAGAATCTCAAGACCAATGATGATTTCACCAGCGGTAATGCTTGCAACAGCAGAATCAGTCACTTTGATGTAAACTGGAGTCGAAGCACTTGCAGCAGCTTTTGGAAGGTAACCACCTGCGATGGTAGTAGTTCCAGCGGATTGCACAAATACATCACCAGTGTTGAACGTTGGGAGTCCAGTGGTCATTGCATCAACGTCAAGAGCGTCGATGAATTCGTCTGGATCTGCCAATGTAGTTCCGATGTTTACAACAAGGCTTGTGGAGCCTACGACAGCAACGGATTCAATTACTGCGCACAGTGACACAGCACCGCCAGCAGGAATTGTTGCAATTTGACGGGTTCCACCATTGCCAATGGCAATAAGGTCGGCAGCTGTCAGGCGAATAACGTCAGTGTAAGGTGAACGCTCGTTGTTAGTTAATTTAGCCATAGTATATTATTTCTAGTTAGTTAGGATTAGTAAGCGATTTTGCCGTGAGCTTGTGGGTGTTTGACGCACAGAGTTCCTGCAACATCAACAAATCCACGCTCGCCACCACCTTGGTTCTCAAGGCGAGTAGCACCCATTGGGATTAGGGTGTTGAAGCCAAGATACTTAGGATTAAGAACATAACCCACGTTGGTAGAGCCAGTTGGCATACAGCTTGGGTTACCGTTCACGATCTTCACAAGACCAAAGTCAGAGTCATACAAGTTCACCGAAAGGGTGATTTGCTTGCTCGTAGCGTCTTGGTTAACGTGATAAGTAACACCAGCACTTGCAGGTTGAGCGCGGGTAAAGTTACTGATCAACTGACGAAGTGCCACGTTAGCAACAAGTGTCAAGCTGTTCATTTCACCGTTCTTAGCGAAGATCGAACCAATCAAAGTGTTGAAGGAGCTTTCGCTGATGGTGGACGAAATGATCGAACCAGAAGGAGTGCGATAATCAGAAGGAACTGGGTTAGTTGCTTGGGCGGTGGACTGAATCCACTTGCCAAGACCACGCATTCCGTAAGGAGTGCCAGCACCGTTTTCAACAGTCATCTCGTTATCGGAGGCAATAGTTGCTTCGATGTCGCGTTTAATTTCACGCATCGACTTGGCTTCGGCTTGTGCTACGTTAGCAGGACCAACGCTAGTTACAGCTTGTTGCAAGTTCGACACGATGTAATCGCGGCGCATCAGTTGGATGTAGTTACCAAGGCGAGCGCGGTTAGCAAACTTGTCGCTGAACGAGGTCACATCGGAACCTTCACTGATACCAGTCGTTGCTGGAGCAGCCAAGGAATCAACAGTCCACTCGGAATAAGTAGCACTTGCTTTACCTTTGCTGCAAAGCGAAAGGATAGGAGTTTCTTCTGGAGCAAGGATAGCAAGTTCGTTGCTGAGATCCTCACGGTTGGATACGGCGGAACCCTGACCTGCTTTTGCGGTAGGGGCAGTTGGTTGATAAGTATTTGAGATAGGCATAGTCTTAGTTGGTTGAAATTATTTGTATTTAGCGATTCGTGCAGCAACCCATTCTTCTGGACTTCCGCTCTTTTCAAAGCGGGTGTAAGCATCGGCAACTTTGCTCTTCGGGGATGTTGAGGACTTCGCGGCTCCTGCTCCAAATGGGGAAGATGATGGACTAACTTTTAGTCTATTCCCCACCGCAGGTTGCTTCTTAATCCTTGTTCCTCCGTTGATGGAGTTGGCGGCATGTGCCAGGATGTATTCGATTTGGTAGCCAATTTCAGGAACTTGTTTGCGTAGCTTTTCGATAAGCGGGTCAGACACTAAACTTCGGAATTGTTTCCCTACGACCGAGGATTCATCCTTGATGTCGGGAACTTCTTCTTCTGCGGCTGCGATGTATTGACCTTTCAACTGTTCCAGTTGGGCGATCTGCTGGAGATGCGCTTGCTGGGCAGGTAGGAATTTAGTCAACGCCTCGCGGGAGTTGCGGTTAGCTTTACGAATCTGCTGTTTGGTGAACTCCTTGTCTCCAACTAAGATTATATCCTCGGCGCGATAATCTTCGTATTCCTCCAGTAGTTCATCTGTTGTTTCAAGGGTTCGCTCAAGCTCTTGATATTTCGCTTTCAAGTCATCGAATGATGAAATTTCACGAAATGGATTCTCGTCTTGAGGGACTTCCTTGACTGCTGGTTGAGATTGAATCTTCTCCTCTAAGGCTTTCTTTTGAGCGGTTAGCTCGCCAATGCGTTGAAGCAATCGGCTCTTGCCTTTTTTGGCTAAGGATTGAATCTGTTCAGCCGTCAACGACAGTAGATCAATTTCACTTTCCTGCTCCTCCTCTTCTTCTTCGGCTTCCTCCTCGGCTTCGGCTTCCTCTACTTCAGCGGGAATTTCTTCCTCCTCGGCTTCGGGTGCTTCTTCTTCGGGTTGTTCCTCAGATTCAAGTTCGGGATTATGTCTTGCCGTTCTCTGAGCTACAAGCTCTTCAAATGACATGTTGGACACTGATTCAATAGCTTCAGCGGTAGCTTCTGGATTACTCATATTAGGAACGCCATTTACGCTCGGCGGTGCGATTCGCGAGGACGTTAACGCAAAAGTAGTGCATTTGTCAATAGTAAACATTTGCAATCATGTTTTTTATGCAAAATAAAACCCGTAGAGGGTTTAATCTCTACGGGTCTATGAACACAAAAGCCGAAATAACACAGCGAGAAAATAAAAGCAGAATGTGGACGGATGTCAACTTTCTTTTTTCAGGAGAATCAAAAGCTCGTCCAGAGTAGAAACACTGCCGACAATTTTCATAACCTCGTTTGGCTCTACGCATTGGCGCAAGTCACCAAAGAAACGCTCGCGCTCATCTCGGATGAATTGGATGATAGCTTTGAACTCATCGCGGTCAGATAGAGCTTCAACGGCTTGGACAATAGTTGGCTTGGGTAATGGTGTCATTTGCGCTTAGGTGATTTCTTAGGCATCTTGCCCATCTTGATTTCAATTTCAACGTAACCTTTGCCTTTTCCTTTACCTTTACGTTCCATCTTTTCGTGGTTGCAACCACATGATTTAGTTTTTTTCATAGAGTTATTTGCGTTTTGACATGCCAGCTTGATTTAGCGCAATAGCAATTGCTTGTTTGCGATTTTTTACGATAGGAGCTTTCTTTGGTCCTTTAGGATCACGCCCAGCGTGAAGCGTTCCAGACTTGTATTCGACCATCACCTTGCCTACTTTGGCTTGCTTTGCAGCTTTTGTTTTTGGTTTTCTCATAGAGTTATCGCATTGATTTATCACCACGGCACTTCCATTTTTTGCGGGATAAGTTATTCGGCGAGTTAGGATCACTACGCCAGTCACCTTTGATTGCGTTGGATCGAGCACAATATGCGTCAGCTTTTTTTGTGGAGGGACGAATACGATCCCCACCGTTAGCAGCTTTACCTGCTTGCCCATACTTGATGGTCTTCTTGCGACCAGTAGCTGGGTTGGTGATTACTTTTTTGAATCTTTTTTCCATGATTATACTTATTTATACAAATTTATACACGTTTTGTAGTATAATTAGGGTTAGCATTTTTCACTTTTTCTTTGCGGTTTTAGCTGATTCGCGGAAGTCTTTTGCAGTTGGTGCTTTCTTGCTGCCAACTTTATTCATTTTTTCTCCGCTACCTGCTGCGATACGTTTGCGTTTTGCGGCAATATTTGAATAGAGTCCTTGCTTCATATTATTTGATTATCTTGCGAGTTGCAGAAGATTGCGTTCCGCGAGATTTCAAAAGCTGAGATCGAGAAGGCGACGAGGATTGCTGAAGTTTAGGCTCGCGAGATTTTCGAGCTTTTGCTCCACGGGCAGATGCAGAAGGGTCTGGTTCTGCATATATATTAAATATTGAGCTTTTTTCAAAAGGTGCATAATTTGCGTAAAATCTACCTTTACCAGCAGGATTGTATTTAGGATCATTTGTTACTGATTTTTCTTGTCGTCCAGCTTCCTTCTGATCTGCTCTATACCTTTTCAAAAAGTCTGCATTAGGATTCATTTTTACTTTTTCTGTTTTAATTATTATTCTTTCGCGTGGCATAATTTTAGTTAGTTGGTTGTTATTTATCTGAGATTATTATTGTTCCATTCCTTGAAGATTTATACCACCCATTTCAGCGGGAGCAACTCCAATTTTTCCGATTTCAGCATTCTGGGCTTGTTGTAGCTGGAACTGGTAGGCTCCTGCATACTTCTGCAAGCGAGCAGCAAAAGCCTCGTCTTGCTGCGCTCTAGCCGCAACATCGGGTTGCTGAACGTATGCTTGCACCATCTGCATAGCAATCTGTGCGCCGTTTGGTTGAGCGGGAACTTCGATGCCAGCAAAGATTTTAGCAAGGTCATCTGTGACGTTCTTCTGAACCTTCTGTTGCGCTTCTTCAACTGGCTGCAATACGTAGTCGGCAAAGATAGGATTGATCGACGATGCAGCAAACTCAAGCAGTTTGTTGATGTCAAGAATGCCATTACGATCAAGCTGAGTAAGCGATACCATATTCTTCAACTGAGTCTCCGCTGTCTCTGGGTCGCTCGATAAGGAGTCAAATGATACCATGATTGAGAAGTTCTCATCTGCGCTACCTTTCGTCATTACTTGCGGATTTGGATTGCCAGTAACTTGGAAGAAGATTTCATCAGGTCCCATACGTTGATAGAGTTTCCATGCCATTGTAAGCACGTCTTTAACGTGGTCTAAGAACTTGCCAATGTAATACTGCTGGCGTGCCGATGATAGCGGATTTGTCAAATCCAATCCAATCGCACGGTCTGCTTGTCCACGCATGGAAAGCTCGCTTTCTACAGAGCCGTCATCTCGTGGGGGAATAGGACCGAATGCGATTTCACCTAATCGGCGATATGGCACTCTACGTCCAGGACCCCAATCGGATGGTGGGCGACCAGCAGGGTGCATAATCGGAGGCAATGTTGCCAAAGACGCACGGTCGATACGACTGTCACGTTCTGTCTTGATTTGCATCTGTGGACCACGAAGAATGTCAGAGAACGTTTGAACTTCATACATCCGCTTCTGATCGTTAGCTAACCGAGTTACCACAAATGGGTAGTCGTCGTAACCGTTGAGAAGCTCATGCTTTGCATATCCATCAGTTTGTGGATGGAATACTGTGCAGTAAATGCCCTCAGAACCATCATCCTCGTCAATTAAACGCTGATACGCATAGACCACCATGACAAGATCGTTGTCGTCAGTGATTGGCAAGCGAGTCTGAGTTTTTACTTTCTCGCCATCGAGATACATGGAGTCTTTTCCACGCAGATTTTCAATAGCGTTATCCACCCATTTACGATCCCATCCTTCGTTCGTCACCTTCTTCTCAAGCTCTTGAGCCGTAAGGAATGTTCGCCAGAACATGTATGGTGCGCGTTGTGGGTCTGAGATGTAAGATGGGAACATCACCTCGCCATCGGGAGCGCAAGCATAGACTACGGGGCAGTCAACAGTTTGGCGTGATAGCGGGATTTCAGCAACACCCATCTTGCGTAGGTCTTTGATTGCCTTCTTCGCTCGCTTAGTAGATAGGTCAGGAAATGAGTCTTGAAGCAACTCAATCAACATATCGTCGTCTTGCTCACTTAGAATCAACTCAACAAGATCAGGCGATGCTTGCTGGATTTGCTCAAGGCTAACGCTTTGTAAGTAAGTGCGTTTCTCACGATTCCAACCAACGTAGGTAACCATGATGCCCTTCTCCATGAGATAGTTGCCACCAAGTTCCATTTGACGCTTGAAGTCAGGAATATAGGATGCTCGCATCCATTTTAGGAAGCCAGAAACCACCGCTGCTTTTGGCATTGCTGCCATAGACGTTGGGAACGCTTTGATGTGAGAGCGAGACAACGCTTGGTCAAACAGCGCAACATACATGTCGATACGCTCGCCAACTACGTTCACCTCTTGGTCAGATGCGCCTTGCCATGGGAAAGCGTTAGCTCCATTCTTGCGTAGGTCATCCGACTTGCCATCCCAGATGTTTCTGCGGTCGTTGTAAGAACGCAGGCACGATTCAAAATAGTAATCTAGATCAACTAGGCAGGTATCGTAAGCATTGGATAATGCACCAATATCAGG